TCTAGCTGGCTTTGGTCCATACCCTCGATGTCAGCTACGCTCAGACCGGTGAAGGCGTCACCGTAGATCTTACCCTCAGTATCCTCACAGTACAGGATAGAACCTGCGTCTACGACCTGCTGGACGCGAGAGCGCCACCATCCAGACCCAGCGTGGTAGTAGGCAGGCATCAGACAACCCCAGTGATTATTGTAAACTCGGCACATGTCCGGCTCTGTCACGCGCATGCTCTTGTGCTCACCGCGACGAGCGCCGTAGCTCATGACTTCCCAGTTGGCGGTCTTGCTGCTGAGCCACTTCTTTGTCTTATTTTGAATCAGCGATGAGAATACCCAGCCGCGAATCTTTTTATCTGGGCCGACGTCGTTGTCATCAAAGAAAGAGCCTAGGCCTTCTTCGCCGTAGTTATTCGTCGGCCCGCGATTTAAGTTATATGGGTTGGGATTGAATGAGAATAATCTATCTGAAGGAAACCCATTCTTTAGTTTTGTAAGATCACCGCCTGCAAAGGCGCATACCATGAGTCGGTTCTTGCGAGACAAGACGATGTCGATGGCATCGATGTAGTCTTGCTTATGTGCCTTTACGGTCTCTTGGCTTGAGTTTCCAGAATACAGCTCGAACATATAGTCGCGAAAAGGCTTGTACTTCTCTTCGTCGAGTAAGTTCCTCTTGTACTGAGGATAGCTCGCCATCACCTGGTCGATCTGCCAGTCATCATGAGCAAAGATAGCATCAGGCCTAGCCTTGATTGCATACAGCCCATCGTATAGATTCTGACAGAAAGACTGAATGCTGTGAAGGTAGATGATCACCTCGTCGTAGTGACTGATGTCCTCGCCGATTGTCACCGCGCGCTGCTCTACAGTCCAACCCATGTCCTCTAGGCATCTCACGAGCGAGTAGTGAGAGTTGAGGATCTTTAGTTCTTTCTTGAGGAAGTAGTCGCGTACGCACTGCTCGCGATTCATACCGGTGATGAGTATCTTCTTAGCCATGGATATATTCCTTACACTTCACGAGCTGCTCTAGCTCATAGCTCTTATCATTTAGCTTTCTATTTAGTCCCGATGGATGGGGAAGCACGTGGTGCTCTACATTAATTTTTCGTAGTGCTTGAGATGGAAAGTTACCGAGTGCAATCACCTTGGCGTGTCCCTCTGTGCATGACTTCAGCATATCCAGATCGATGTCCTTAAACTTATAAGAACCAGGCTCACTGATGCAGTTGGTGAATGAGAACAGGTCTAACTCTAGATAGTCAGCCCAAGCAGGCAGACGCCGCCATGTGGTATTCTGCTTGAGCTTTGCTGCAGACGGGTTGATACCAACGATGAGTACCCTACCAAGCTTCTGGTTCGCTGACGGCATCTAGTAGTTCTCCAGTTTTATAGTCGTATCTAGCTGCGAATACACCAGCTTCTTTGAACATCATAGACGTGAACTTATATGCATCATGCCATATGGGAGCGATATCAGCAGGATGGCAGATAAACACACGCTTGATACCTACCTGTATGACTCCCTTGGCGCACTCAGAGCAAACAGGAAGACCATGTACGTACAGGTCCGCGCCGTTGAGACTAGTACCATTGAGCGTAGCATTATATATGCAGTTCTGTTCTGCGTGCACTACGAACTTGTACTTGGTCTCTCTGTCATGCAGGCGTTCTTGACTATCTTCTACCCCACGCGGGAAGCCGTTGTAGCCCTGCGAGAGGATCTGTCCGTGTTTGCCTACGGCCACAGCTCCAACTTGCGTGCTTGGATCTTTAGACCAAGACGATATATGCTGAGCTAACCTGAGGTAGTTCTGCGTCCACTTATACGACAAGATCAAAATGCCTCTCGTATACGTGAAGGCTGCCGACCTGCCACGTGATCTCACCTGCGATGACACCGAGATCTGCCGCCAGCTTCTGCTGCACGTGTTTCTGCCAGGCATAGTCGTTCTTATATCCATAGACGACATCATTGGATCGCATCTGAACTACAGTCTGGAGCTTACCATCTCGAATCATGTACTGAACTGCGTTGGTGCACATGAAGTCAGACCGACCGTTGTAGTCATAGTCATACCACATGCTGGGCCGAGTATAGATCATGATTGCGCGACGAGACAGTGGGTTCCTAATTAGCTCTTCAAAGCAATTCTTATACTGGTTCTCATTCTCAGAAGTGTAGATACACCAGCCGTAGTTTGAGTTGATAAATCCATCATGGTCTGCAACCTGCTGCCAGATCGCTGGTGCACCACCTGGAATATCATACACGTTTAGAGACTTAGAGTTATACCAATCGATCTCGCGCTTGATGTAGTCATCATTTGGAGTGCCAAAGATAGCTGGTTCATTAGCTCGAAACTGTGCGCCGACCATCTCGAGCATCTTAACGCCGGTCTTATCGGTAACAAAGTCCTCACGCTCGAGCATGCTCTTGAAAGCGCCGCGGATAGTATTGATTGTGAACATATAGTCCATTAGAGATCTCCTGGTCTAGCGATTGGATTGATACCAAAGCCCGGCGCGCCTGACATAGTAAATGCATTATCTTGCGGACGAAGTTTTGGTACTTTTTCAAGCATGATCTTGCGATTAAGAAAGTCGCGATCTGCATCTTGGCCTTCGACCTTACCACGAGCATACGCCACGAAGAACGAAGCGTAGTTGATTAGGTCCTTTGCTGAGTCTTCTAGCGACTCAAAGTTCTGCGTGTAGCCAGGATCGTTCTGCATGGCTTCCATGACAGACCGCATGCGAAGCATCTTGGCGTGCATGATCTCGTGGATAGTCAGACAGCCGGATGGATAGTAGTCTGACTGCTTGATCTTTGAGTTGGGATTCTGATAGTCACGTGACTTCTTGAGCTGAAGATCAATGCACTCTTGAAGAACTTTTACTGACTCACGTTGTTCCATATTATACTCCTAGGTCGATGCAATCGCCATAGCTGATTGCTGATGCGTGATTAAACTTGTAGGGACTCATTCCAGTTGTATTCTTTATAATATACCGCGAAAGCTTTTTACTGTCAATAAGAAACTTCGGTCTGTACTTATACGTAAGAGGCTTTAGTTCTTCATAGGCCATAACCAGAAAGAAGTCATTGAGCTTGGTTGAGCGAATAACAGACTCGCACTGACCGTCGCTGATGTACCACACCGAATACTTACCGTTCATGGTCTTGACCTCACCGGACTTATCCTCGCAGATAACATCTTTCTTACGCTGAGCATACGTCAATCCAGCCGCGTCCTCTGTTATAGGATGCGCCTGCTGAAAGTCCTCAATCTGTTGGATTGCAATCTCGGCGCCGAGACCTACCGCGGTATTTCGAACCACTGTATCTCTCGAGCGTGCGCCGCGTCGACGGCACTCTGTCTTCCAGTTTGTCTCTACCATCATATCTAGATCACCCCTGTGATCCAAGAGATTAATGGTGGTGGATAGACTACGAAGTTTTTCTACAATAGAATTGCTGAGCATGTTTCACCTTATTCATAATATAACTCATTATAACATGCTCAGCAATATTTGTCAATAGGTAATCATGGTGAACAACCCGTGATTACCCTCGTGTGATGGAGCTTTCCATCCCTCAGGCTTGATTAGATCTGGTAGGCCGAGAGGGTTAGGCCGCTCTGGCTTAACACCCGTCTTCTTATTCATGTTAGCTTCTAAGACCTCGTCCCAAGCTCTATGAGAGTCGACGCCAAAACCGTCGAGAGTTCCAATTGCAACGACGCACAGGTCGATCAGAGCGTCGACCACGTCCTCGGCTCCACTTGCTTTTCTGAGCTCATCGAGTTCTTCTTGCAAGAAGTTAATGCGAAACTCGAGAAACTTTGCAAGAGTCTCAGAGTCCATCTTATCAATAACAGGATGTACTCCATAGTGCTTATGCATCCTCCAAATATCTTTTACCCAGTCTTTAGACATTAATCCACTCCGGTGCTTCTCGTTTTTTCCAATTATGCATCTTGGCTTTACCTATCTTATAATAGTTTCTGTAATTTGTCAATGGGTCGCTGCTGATCTTGTACTCGTCTGCCATAGCCGATGGCATTGGAGTCCAGTCGTAAGACTGTAGGTTCTTAGGAGGTGACTGAAGATAGTAGCCCATGTCATAGCACTTGTGCTTCTTGCCATAGCGATATGTATACTCCTCGCACAGCGCAAAGAAGTGCTCTACGAGCCAGTTGTAGTTCTCTATGGACTCACGACACCAAACTGCAGAGGGATGGTTCATGTGAGTGGCCGCGTACATGATCGTGTCGCGAGCATCTGGAAGAGTCCACCTCTTTACCTTGCGGCCTAGCTTAGACAAGCCGACTTGCATCTCGCCGTCGAGTACGCGATGAGCAGTCGAGAGCAGTTGTGCTGACTCGAGGATCATCTTTACCACGTGTTTATCCACCATCCAGCGCGCTGCCTGCACCGGATCTTCATCAATATAAAAGATATTCATTATTTACTCGCGTATATCATGCTTGCCCAGTTATTCTTAGGATCTTGCGCAGTGACCACCTTAAATTCCTTTGATAGGTAGTCGACAGTCCACTTGAACTTGTCTTTTGTCTTACCGTCGCGAAGAGCATTCTGGTGCCATTCCATTACCATGGCCTCGATCGGAGTCCAGTCGACTACGTCATTTTGGAAGATGTCCCACTCACCGCCCTCGATGTCGAGCTTGAGCTTGTTGGCGCCAGACTCAGCTAGCGCTCTAGAGAATCTAGTTGCCTTCGCAGTAGTAAAATCTCGGCCTCTACTCGTAACCGTCGAGTGCATGCCCTTGTTCTTGAGCTTGTTGATGAAGAACTTGATCTCGCTATCGTCAGAACCGATAAGAGCCAGATTATGGAGAGTAACATTCGAGCACCCGTTCCGTTCTAAGTTCTTACGGGCGATCTCGTAGTTGTCGGCATCGGGTTCGTATGATACCACTCGGCTCACGAGCTTTGAAACTCGCGTCGAGTAGGCAGCGATATTACAGCCGGCATCCATTACCACATCAGTTGGCTTATAGCTCATCACGTCATTGAAGTAAGTACTACGGTAGCACTCGTCTACCACGTATTTATCTAGAGTTTCAGGTCGAGTATAGAATGTCTCATTCTCATTCTTACGCGTGTAGTCCTCAAGCAACATTTTTAACTCCTTGGAATAGTGAATCGCGCTTCTTGAATGCTAGCTCGCGATGGTACTTGTTAGCTCGGTTATAGAACAAGATGCCGTCGAGATGGTCGATCTCATGCTGGAATACTCGAGCGGTCATGCCTGTAAACATCTCAGTTCGTGTGTCGCCATTTGGCATGGTGAATCGAACTCGAACGTGCTGAGACCGCTTTACCTTTACCACGAGACCCGGATACGACATGCATCCCTCGTCGAGTAGTACTTTCTCGTCGCTGGCCATAACGATCTTTGGATTAAAGCACACGAAGTTCTCAGGCATGCTTCTCATGGCAAAGACGCGATATGGAACTCCAACCTGATTAGCCGACAAGCCAATTCCATTATTATCGCGCATGAACTTAACGAGATCTTTTGCGAACTCGATTGGATCAAACGGAGGACTTGCAAAGTCAAACTCCATGCACTCGCGTGTTAAGATAGGGTTACTTCCAGTCACTAGATCCATTATGCTACCATCCTTGAAAAGTTCTTGTGCTTCTCGAACCGAATAACGTTGTCGAACTTATCCGCGATTTGATCCGTCTTATGGCTTATTATATACACATTTGAGTCATTTGTCAACTGATTAATTATCTTCATGAACTCCTCAGTTCCATTGGCGTCAAGTGAGCTGTCGAACACCTCGTCCATGATGAGGATGTTGGTGTTGATAGAGTTGCGAAGCTTGGCAACTGCCCTCCACGTGAAGAGAACTGCAAGGTTGATCCTCATCTTCTCACCCTCCGAGAAAGAAGCGTAGGAGAACTCATCGCGGTATCTTGACTTGATGGTCTCATTGAAGTTCTCGTCGAGGTTGAACTCAACGAAGAAGTCCATGGCCGCGAGGTACTTGTTGATGAGCTTGTTGATGATTGGGATGTACTGCTTGATCATGCGCGACTTGATACCGCCGTCTTTCAAGAGCATTCCCGCTGCAGACAGAAGAAGCTGCTCCTCACCTAGGTCTACTATCTTGTTCTTAGTGTCTTCTAGCTCTCTAAGAAGATCATCGATCTTGGTGGTGTCCTGCTGCTCTTGGTCTTGCTTGATGTTGTCGATCTCATCTTTGAGCTGGTCTTTATAAGACTGAAGCGAGTCGATCTTGGTGATGACCCTGTGGCGATCCATCTTCTTGGTGTTGATGTCGTTGTGTATATTTAAGATCTCATCGAGCTTCTGACTCGCGGCCTCGTACTCGGCGGTGAGCTGGTCGAGTCCTTGGTCTACCGCAGTGATATCGTCGGTCTTCTTCTGAATTGACTCAGCCCTGAATCCCTCGTCAATCTGCTGCTGACATGTCGGGCAGTTCTCGTGGTTGTTTAGGAACTCGATGTCACCGCGATAGGTGGCGATCTTTGCCTCGAGCTGGTGCTTCAGTGTAGACAGCTTGTTCTTACGACGAGTTATAGTGTCCTCATCGGTAAGCTTAGAATTTAACTCCGAGATGTCTCTGTCGAGAGAGAACTTGGTCTCTATGTTTCTACTGATCTCATCTGTGGTAGACTTGATGCGATCTTTCTTCTCTGCGATGATCTTTGCGTTGTTCTTGTCGTTCTCAGCGATATGCTCGCGCACGAGCTTGATCTTCTCTTCTACGAGATCTTTATCCTTGTCGGCCTTCCATATGTTGTTTGAGTTGTCCGACACTTTCTGCTTGAGCAGCGTGTTCATCGTAGTGAAGATCTGAAGGTCGAGTAGGTCCTCGATGATGTCCCTGCGCTGGCCGGCGGGAAGCTGCATGAACGGCACGAATGAAGCCGATCCTAAGACTACCACCTGACAGAACGACTTGTGGTTTATCTTTAAGATCTGCTTCTCTAGGATCTCCTGGTAGTCGCGTACATCCGACGACTGGTTCAAGAGAGCTCCGTTCATGTAAACCTCGAAGAAGTTCGGCCGAACTCCGCGAGAGATCTTGTACATGTTCTGACCGATGCTGAACTCGAGCTCGACCACCAGATCTTTCTTGGTGATTGAGTTGAGAAGCTGAGGTTTATTTATCTTTCGGAACGGCTTGTTGAATAAGCCGTATGATAGGGCATCAAGAATAGTAGACTTGCCTGCACCATTCTCACCTATGATGAGAGTGTTGTTGGACTTGTCCAGTGGTATCTCTGTGAATAGATTGCCCGTAGATAGAAAGTTCTTATAACGGATCTTGTGGAATACTATCATTCTACGCTCAGTGCCTCGTTGTATAGATTGCTTATGACTCTCTCGAGCTTGTCTTTATCAAGGTGCTTGGTGTTGATCTGGTCGATATACTTCTTGAAGATGGTCATGGTATCCTCA